ATGCCGTCGATTGCAAATGAAACCGCAGTCTTTATTCCGTTAATTACTGATCCAATCACATCGATAACGCCAGCGATAACTTTCGAAATAAATCCAATTGCTGCGCCAAGACCATCGACAAAGACTGGCACGATGTATTTCATTATGAATTCGCCGAGCGTTTTGAACGCTTCCTTGTTGTCATCAATTGCATTTTTGATTGGATTAAAAACTGTCGAAAACTTTGAAATTGCTGGAACAATTTTGTTGAGGAAAGTATCGAACAAAGTCTGAAGAACTGGTAATAGTCGAGCGCCGATTGATTCTTTTGCTTCTTCAAATGTCTGTGTTAATCGTGCAAGTTGTCCTTGATAGGTGTTTGCTTGTTCTGCCGCTGCGCCGCCAAAGGTTCGATTAAGTTGATCCTGAACTTGTTGGAAAGACATCGTTTTAAGTTCCGCAGCGGAAAGACCTACTCCGAGTTTTGCCAAAGATGTATTAGATCCTTCGTATGCTCTGGCAATTGCATTTGTCACTGACTCAAGCGGCTTTCCTGTTGCCGCACTAACATCAAGTGCGGTGGAAAGAAGATCCTGCGCTTTGGTCAAATCGTTAGTCGATAAAGCCAAACGTTGTAACGCCGGACGCAAATCTTTGTCCGATACGCCATAAGCGAGTTGATATTTCAGAATTTGTTCTTCGACGGCTTTAATCTGCTCATTTGTTGCGCCAGTAGCAGATTCAAGTGAAATGGCTAAACGCTTTTGTGCGGCTTCATCTTCAATTGCCGCTTTAACTCCATCGATGCCAATTTTTACGGCATAAGCAGCTGCGGCGGCTGCGGCTGCGGCAAACGCTGCGGCTGCCATTTTGCCAAACTTTTCAATTTGTCCAGTAAAACCCTGAACATCATTATCGGCAGTTGATAACTTCTTTTTAAGATCATCGACATCTGCAAGGATGGATAACTTGAGCGTTCTACTTCCAGCCATTATGCCCATTCCTCCAGAATTCCACTAAACGCCTTTTCCCACTTTGCAATTAATTCAGGCTGAATTGCGCGAAGGGTTGGATAGATAAAGTAGCCGGAATTCCCTCGCCCTTTGCGTGGTGTTCGGTTTGGGAATTGCTTAAATCGATTACTACCGAATTCAAGACCAGCCCATAGGATTTGCGTTGTACCACCGCCAGAAAAACGCTGGGATGCAAACCCGTAGGAAAATTCTCCGATTTTGGATGACTTTGAAACTCTTGCACCTTCGGCAACTCTTTGGACGGCTTTCGCAGCAACGATGCGAGTTGCAGCAGTTTCTTTAATAGCACCAACGGCAAACTCAGCAAGAGCAGAAGACTCACGCTTAGCGGCATCAGCAGCAGCTTCATCCATAGCCTTGAACGCTTTGAGGATACCTCGGAGGTCGGATTTGTCGTACTGAATTTTGGGTTCAGTTGCCATTCCTTTTCTCCAATACTTCGATTGCGGTCAAAATCTGTTCGGCTTCGATCCATTCGCTCATTGGGATTCCCGTTGCTATCGCTAGTTCAACGATGATCCGATTTAGGCTTCCGGCTGGGTAACTTTTGGGTCAACATCACCAGTTGTTACACCGGCGATTGTTTCGCTCCATATCTCGAACGTTTTAACTGGTTTGCCAGCGTTCTCGCGTTTGTAAGCGTTGTATGCCAAAAACATTAGATCCCACATTCCAATAACTTCTTGCGCTTTGGAAATTGTGTGACCAGTTGCTTTTTCCCACTTAGCCCACTCAGGAGGTTGCGCCACGTATGTTGCAACCTCGCCTGAGTTGTATTCAATTGTGATTGGTAATTTCATTGCTCCCGATCTCCCTTTTATTTTTAACTAAATGTTTCGCTTGGTGTTCCGACAACTTGGAATGTCCAAGTTTGTGTTTGTGCGCCCGGTGCTGTTCCTCCTGCGGATGGGAAGATTGGAAGCACGTTGAACGCGAAAACTGCTCCGCTTACTGCTGTGAGTGAAACAGCAAGTGTTGAGTTTGGTGATGACTCTGCCGCTGACCACATCGCTTCGCAAAGTGATGATGCAGCGCCCCAGTCGGAAAGAAGTTCAACTGTAAATGTCCAGTTGTCATCAATTGCCTTGTAAGCACGTCCATCGAGTGTTTGATAGGTTTCGATGGTGTGTTCGTTTGAAAGGGTCGCGCTAGTCGCTTGCGCATCGTAGTTTGTCGAAGCGATGGTCAAGGTAAGGTCGCGCCCAGTTACAACTGTTGTTGCCATTGGATCTCCTTAGTTCGTTTGCGTGTAGTAGGTACTCACGCGAATGTCTGCGACCAGCAAATTGCTAGCGCCCACCTGAGTCACCGATGGTCTTTCGACTGTCGATAACTCATACCCTGCCGGAATTGCGGCAAGAATACTTACAATCAACTTCTCGAGATTGTCGAGAGCTGCTGGATTGGAAGAATAAGAAACCATTGCGGTGATGACAAGGTTCACTTTAAAATCAATTGTGGATCGTCCGATTGTTGTAATTTCAAAATACGGAGAATCTGGAACCAAGCAAACTGCTGGGGTTATTGGAGTTTCTGGTACGTAAGAATAAACGTTTGCACTGACAGATGCCAAAGCGGTTGCGATTGCTTGACGGACACTGACTTCAACGGTGGATGCGGGCATTATTGTGCTAGCGATTCCACATCAAGATATTTTCCGAGAAGCCCAACCACTCTGTTGAATAAACCGCGACCAAGCCGATATGGGCTAATGGTGTTGAAATCTACTCCTTCGAGCTGTCCTCCGGCAGATGTTCGTGATTGAAAGACTTCGACAGAAACAGCGAGAACGGCAGATTCGACTGCCGGGACACCAACATAAGTCGATGCTCCAGAGAGAGTAGCAAGCCCGGCTGGGATGACGTATTTTTCAACGACATCGGCATTTGTGATTGCTGCGGTGAATGTGTAGTCAGTAATTTCCACAACTGTTCGAGTTCCATTGAAAGGTGATCCGCAATTTGCAATTACGACCGATTGCCCTTCTGTGAATTCGTGAACGCCTTGTGTTGTAAATGTTGCAACGTTGTCAGTTAATGAAACTTTTTTAACTGGTGCTGAAAACGTAACAAGCATCGGCAAAACAACCGATTCTGCTGTGTCGATTATATCGTCAAGGACTGCATCTGAATATAAGGATGACGAAACGCCAAGAGTATTGCGCAACTCGGTTGCGGTGATAATCGTTGGCATTTCGCCTTCCTTTCATTCAATGGGTCGCGGTCGGCTCGGGAGCAAACCGACCGGACTTTTGTTCTTTTACTATGCAACCTTCCAGAGGTAAGCGCCAGCGCCAACCTTTGGTGCGATTGCTGCGTAACCGTAGTACGCAACCTTTACTTGACCAGTTGCAACTGTGTCCACGGACAGACGGAAGCGGCTGGATTCGAAGAAGGTGTAGGAATTTGGATTGACGATGATCATTGTGTTATCGCCAGTTCCGGAGAGGTTTGGATCAACGTAGAAGTCGAGTCCAAGTGTGTTTCCACGAATTGCAGAAGGTGAAACGCCACCAGCACGATTCTGTGGATTGATTAAGTTGGTGTACAAAGGAAGATTGTTGCCATCAACAAGATTCATAATCGCGCCCCATTGTGCTGGAGATGCGATGAGGTTTTGTGCAAATTCCTGAGTTCCGGAGAAGATACTAACTGCTGCATCTGAAACGAAATCCTGGAAGTTCACGTTTGACATTGTGCGGTTTCCACCGTCAGTTCCATTTGTTGCAAGAACATCAAGAACAGCAGAATCAGTTGCCTTGAGATATGCCTTTTCCATTTCAGCGACAAGAATGTCGAAGAACACTGGAGAAGAACGATCGAGAAGTTCAACAGAGAATTCTTGACCGCCAGCATACTTCTTGACTGATACGGAAAGGAATTCTGAAGTCATTCCGGTTTCAGTAATTGCACCTGCTTCTGAAACTTCAGCAACAGTTGGAACTGCTGTGATTTTTGGAATTTCGAACGACATTCCGGCATCTGGCAATACTCCGCGAGAAATCGCATCGACTGCTGGTCGGAAGTTGTTTGACAATGGATTGATTACCTCTGTCAATTGACGTGTTGGATTCAAGCCAGCGTTGTTGCTGGTTGTGTCATCAGCAGCTAAAACATACTGACGTGAAGCATCATCGCCGAAAACTTTCGAGCGAATTGAAGCCTCAAGATATTTCGCCTTTGTGAACTCAAGGCGTGGAGCGGTGTAGAACGCTGGCTTTGGCGCAGCGGCTTCCACCTTTGCTGCTTCTACCGTTTCTTCGGCAGGAGCAGGAACGGTAGTGTCAGACACTTGTTCTCCTTCGGTTGTTGGTTTCTCTGGATCAGCGGATGCCGATTCAGAATTTTCTGGTGTTTCTGGTTGGCTTGCAGCAACTTCGCTTACTCGAGCGGAATCGATTGCTGGATCTGTTACTAAACTGACTTCAGCGAGATCAGCGCTAGTGATGAGCATTACGCCATTGTCATTTGACCATTCATTAATCATTGCGCCAACGGAAAATCCGTCACGAAGTCCGGTGCTTGCTTCTTCGAGCGCATCATCTGCTGAAAATGTTTTAGCAAGTTGAAATGTCGCCACGATGTCAGTGTCAGTGACTTTTGCTTCAATCATTTTGCCAATTGGACGTGTGCGATCGTGTTCAAGAAGTAACTTAACGTTTTTGTCGATGTTGATTGAATCTTTTGCGAACATTGTGCGACCGACAGAAGT